CATTTAGTCTTACAACTACTTGACCAATACCCTGATTAGCCTCTTGAACTCCTTGAGTTAATGTAGTTTCAACAATACATGGAATTTGTGTCCCATCTGGCATAAATACCAATTGCTTTCCGTCTACATTTTTAACTATTGGCCAATGTTCTCTTATATCGCTCATTTTATCAACTTGGCTAAACGTTCGGGCAGTCCTGCAGTTTCAGTTTCAAACGCTCTGAGCAATGCTCGTTTACCTCGTCCTGACTTACCACCTCGGTATTCAATTTTATTAGCGTATTCTACGTTAGTTCCGACAATCACTTGCGTAGGTTTTAGATTAAAACCTAATGATCCATTGTAGGTGTTTCCTTTGTTATCGGAATAGGTGTATGATTTTAAATCAGAATGCTCGGTATGAATAGAAGTTTTTAAACGTCCTGTATCAACCGGAACGGCTATCTTATAGGTGGATTCAATCATAAATCCGGTTATCCTCAATTCGTCAATCATTGCCTTTTGAATCTCATTCGGCATTGAATCGAATTTGTCGACCAACTTATTGACTTTCATTTCTAGTTTTACGCTCATGAGGATAAGGTTACATCCGGTAGTTCTTTAATCACAGCAGTCAATTCCAAAGTAAATCGGTCAATTTCCCTAATCGAGTTAATCAGGTAAGTCTTTGAACGATAATCAATCCGCATAGCAGTATTAATCTTATCTGTTTTTCCGTTCTTCCAAAGCATGACCTGTATCATTTTGTTTCCGGCAAACTGACCTTCTTCCATACTCGTACCGTATGACCGCTCATTAACCTGACCCCATCCGGACCAGTATTGCACATAGATTTCTCTAGTGCCTCCGGTAAGTCCAACAGTCATAATCGGCTCTTGAATAATGATAAATTTGTCTCTTTTCATACAAATGTTTTCCGTGTATGTCTTTTGATGACAAATTTGACTTTATCAGGCATATTCATCGTATTAACATCACCTCTGAAATACCAAAACGAAGCAAGTTCATAAATGGCATTTAAAATATCCTCATTTACATAGGCTTTTGTGGTGTAGGTAATCGTTGCGTCAGCAGATTCATTGACGTATGGATAGGCTTTTCCTTTGGTGTCAGCCGTTCCGGACACAATCGTTAAAGTATTAGGATCAATAGGTCCATAAGGCAAAAACCCGATATACTCATCGCAATACACTTCCAATTCCCTGTCAATTAGTGACAAATTAGTTGCGGTTTCAATTGCCTGCCTAGCCTGTCTTAAAAAAGATTTGATTAGATCGTCCTCGATTCCGTTCGAATCTTCGGAACGAAAATAAAGCTGGGCATCTTGAAGGATAGTAGGCTCTGATCCTATTTCGGTGTCGGAAATTATTTCAAATATCATTTTTCAAATGATCTGTGTCTAGTTGTGGATGGTTACTCCAGATTCGATAGGCATGAACTAGGTATAGCCCTTTAATTATTGCTTTATTTTTGATTTTGCTTGAAAAATGCTGATCAAAAACAAAGTTGGGCAAACTCTTAGGCATTTCGAATCCTCTTACTTCATTCCATGTTTTTTTTGAGAAAAGCATAAAATAACCTGGGATTACGTTTTTTGTATGCTTTACCTCTTCACCAAATATGTAATAATTTTCTTTCGCTACAAAATAATGGGCTTTTAGGTCAAAAACATCGAACATTCCGTTAACCAAAAACTCAGGGACATTGCATCGGTTTGTCATCGCTCCGTACAAATCAGCCTTGCCGGATTCAGCTATTCTTTGCACCAGTTGTTTTTGTTGATGAAATAAAAACATCGTATCATAGTCGGTAATGCATATCCAGTCCTCGTCCGGAATCAGCTTGCAGGCTTCATTGTATGCTTTTGCAATATCTTTATCTACCGCAAATGGTTGTAGGTAGTGGACTTTCATTTATGCTGAAACCAAGCTGATTTATGGTACTCCTCAAATTGTTTGAATCGGGTATTTACCGGATCGCCATGCCGTAAAACTTCCGGATAGAATTTTCTTGCTAAGTAGTTGACCAATCCCATATCGGTATGCACAGTAGGATCATTTGGTTCTCTCAATATCTGATCAGCCAACCTATCAATCAAACCAAAGGCGTATTCAAAGTCACCTCCGACTATTCCGGCATTCAATAAAGGTTTGTCGGCATTGGCTTCTTTGATTTTTGTGTAATCTTTGATTTTAATGAATGGCTCGTTGTACTTTTCGACCCATACATTCACCCAAGTATTATTCCATTCATCACCGACATAAAGCCTGCCATTTTCCATGTATGAAAATGGATTTCTGAGTAGTTTAATATCGGTTGAATCCACACAAAAAAACTTGGTGTGATGGTTTTTTTCCAAGTAATCCCGATAGATAAGCCAACGATAGGACAACGGACTTTTCTTTGGATTTTTTGCTACCCTCCTAAAATGAACGTTGCCAAAATCTTTTACCTGATCAAAGCAATCATGGAAGACAATCAAAGGGGTATTTGTATTCTGACAGGTATCTATTAATCCTCTGATTTCGCCTAAATTTCCACCCCAATAATATCCCCTTTGTGGGTCTTTTGCCCCGTTAAAGTAACTTGTCAATATTATAGGCTTTAACGGAATATCGTTTTTCATAAAAGGTACAAATCTCGGAAAAGCCTCTGACTTCATGTACCTGTCACGGTTGTAGTCAATTAATGCCGTTCGATCGATTACCGTAGTTACAATATTGGAGTGCATATCATAGGAATAGAAATATTCTTCGCTTCCTTTAATATCCGGAAATGGACATGGATTGATTTTTAAAAGCCAGCACCTCCTTGAATATTCCGGATGTTCATAGCCCCAAATTGCAAAGCCTTCATCCATCCCTCCGGCAACTTCCAAGGCTTTTTTGGTGAAAAACATCATGCACCCTCTTGGACTTGACCAGCTTGTTACGTTGTTTGGCAAATGATCAACAATGTGCATTCCGTCACCTCGCCAAACGAAATTGAATGAAGCATGATTAAGCCCTGTGTTAATGTAGGCTTCCGCCCATCCTTCCTTTACTGGGTAACAATCATCGTCGAACAAAAAAAGATAGTCGCAATCTTTCAGTAATTCCAAGCATTTGTTTTTTGCTTTGGCAATCCCCGCTTGAAATGGAAATCGATAATCGGCTCGGTAATATGGATCGTCAGAGGCATCGTCAACAACGATAATTTTTGCTCCTTTAGGTGCAAACTTCCTGATTTCACGGATAGATTTTTCAGCTACTTCCCGACGGTTGCGGGTTGTTATGCCTATTCCTATTTTCATGAATCAAATCTAAGAAAAAAATAAATAGAAAAAGCCCCGTGAATCACGAGGCTTTAACAACAACAAAAACACCCTATGAATTACTAATTAAGTCGAAGGAGTTAGGTTAGTGATAGCGGTTGCAATTGCTCCACCAACAAACGCATTTGGTCTGTAAACCGCCTGCAGGATTCTCTCTTCAATTCTTGCGGTGATCAAGTTCTCCTGTACGTTCTTGTCATCCTGCTCAAAGAATCGAAGGCTGATACCTTCTCTCTGCATCGGCATTACATATCGGCTATCACCGACAACATAGTTACCAGCGGAAATCGCAGTTGTTGGGAATACAGGGATACCAAACACGTTCAAGCTAGATGCAGAAGCATTGAAAATGACATTCTGCAAATATGCTTTATCGTCCTGCTTTAAAGTCACCATTTTCCAATAGTCAACAGGGTTAACCAAGGCTAAGTTTGCGGTGTAATCCAAAGCTGCCAATTTAGCTGCAGAACCAGCAATCACGTCATAAATCTGAGGTGATGTGATAGTCAATCCAAATGAAGACGGTGCAGATGCAGACTGAAGGAATCCTTGAACTCTACCGTTAGAGCCAGTACCATTCAATAGTTCATCGTCTTCTTTGATCATCAAATCGGCAACCATAACAAGCTGAATGAAAGAAGATAGACCCCTAACGTTGGTCAAAGTCTGACGTCCGATTTTCTGCCATGCTGCGATGGTAGATTCAACGGCAGTCACCAATTCAGCCTTGTATTCAACCTGTGGCTTGGCAGAGCCTTCCGGATTCTGAACACCAAAAGAACCATCCTTTGCAGTCTCTCTCAAATACGGGTAAACCTCCTGATCGGTAGCACCCATGCCAATGATCTGACGGATGTAAGTCTGACGTCTTGCAATCGGAACGATAGTTTCGTTGTTATTGATTGCAAATCGACCCTGTGCGGTATTACTTCCGGTGATGGAGTTGGTTGCAGTCATGATTGACGGGTCTTTCTGAATGTAAAGTTCAGCCGTCTTGGTTCTGCCTGACTTCAGAGCAGTCATCGCATCCATTGACTTTACGATGCTTTCGGAAAGAGAAGCGGAGAATGACACATCATTTGCCACTTTGTTCTCATAATCAGACAACGCCTTTTTGAGGTCATTTTCTGCCTTGTCAAATGCTTCTTTGGTTACAAAACCATCCAAAGACTTTTCAATCTTGGATTCAAGTGACTTATACAGTTCGGAAGCCTCAGCCTTTGCTCCTTCAGCTTCTTTTTTTGCGATGGTAGTGATGTCCTGTTTGATCAACTCTACCAATTCGAATTTTTCTTTAGTTTCCATTTAATTTAAAGTTCTCGTTTGAGTTTATAAATTTCTGCAAGTGATAGGAAGATTTTCGGCTCAATAATAACAGGTGCTTTTTCACGGCCTGATTTTTCAAGTGAATCAATTATATCAATTGCTTTTTCCAATTCAATTTCAAGTGTTTCAAGAAAGTCATCTGAAGCGTTGGATTTCTTCACATAGCTTTGAAGACCTTTGATATATTCAATGAACCAAGGTTCTGGTTTATCACCTCCTTTGATCATTTCAACCAATTTGGCTTTTTCCTGTGCCCCCCATAGAACGGTGGACACCTCTAGCAATTTAACCTCCTTTATGATTTTACCGCCTTTTTGGTTTACTCCGGTATTGTATGCTTTGCCCCAATAGGAATGCTCGTTTATTGCCTCATTAACGTAGGCATCCCAAGCGTCCATCGCCTTCTGATTGTCCAGCATCTTTGATTCGGTATAGGCATACTCATTATCCCTCCACATCCTCATTGGCTTTCCAATCGGCAGTTCCTTTCGATCATGATTCCAGACGTGACGGATTCTATTCGACCCATCAGGCCCGGATTCCCTCATCGTTTTATCGAAAGCAGTTTTTTCGGTGTAGTCATCATCAGAATCGTAGTCGTTCAGCTTTGAAAAAGCAAAGACCACAGTCTTTTTTTGACTATTTATTTCTTTGATAATATTAATTCCTGACTTAAACATGATGCTAAGAAAATTATTCTAAATAAATTTCCAAATATTAAA